TAATCTAACTAAGATTTACGAACAAATAGATTATAATGAAGATTTAAGAAATACAAATATACTGACTAAGGGTAGTTTTCAGTGGGAGAATGGAGTTAAAGACACTAGAGTTGTTTTTTACCCTAATAAACAAGGGAGATTTTTAATCTCATGGATACCACCTATACAACTACAAAATAAATATTTAATAAAAAATGGTATCAAGTATCCTGGAAATGATCATACTGGTGCTTTTGGTTGTGATAGTTATGATATTTCCGGCACAGTAGACGGTAGAGGTTCAAAAGGAGCTTTACACGGTTTAACTAAGTTTTCTATGGAGGATGTTCCTCCTAATAGTTTTTTCTTAGAATACATAGCAAGACCACAGACTGCAGAAATATTTTTTGAAGATGTTCTAATGGCTATAGTTTTTTATGGTATGCCAATATTAGCTGAAAATAATAAACCACGATTGTTATATTACTTAAAAAGAAGAGGTTATAGGGGATATTCTATAAATAGACCAGATAAGGTTTATAATAAACTTTCTTTAACTGAACGAGAGATAGGTGGTATACCTAATACTAGTGAAGATATTAAGCAGGCTCATGCGGCGGCTATTGAAGATTATATTGAAAACTTTATAGGTGTAATAGGTGATGGATATGGGGATATGTATTTCCAACAAACATTAGATGATTGGGCTGGGTTTAATATAAATAACAGAACAAAACATGATGCATCTATAAGTTCAGGTCTTGCTATAATGGCTTGTAATAAAAATAGATATACACCACACGGGAAAAGAACTATATCAAAAGTTCCTTTAAATATTAGTTCCTATAATAATGAGGGATACAATTCAAAAATAATCAAAATAAATGATTAACATTAACTATAATAGCAGTTTTCCAGATCAGGTAGTACCTGAATCAGAGAAAAAATCTCGGGAATATGGTTTAGCTGTAGCACAAGCTATAGAACATGAGTGGTTTAGAAATAATAGTGGACAAAATAGGTTTCTTAATAATTTCCAAAATTTTAACAGATTAAGATTATATGCAAGGGGTGAACAACCAGTTCAAAAATATAAAGATGAACTAGCTATAAATGGTGATTTATCTTATCTTAATTTAGACTGGAAACCAGTTCCTATATTATCTAAGTTTGTAGATATTGTTGTTAATGGAATGACTGAAAAAGGGTATGATATAAAATCATATGCAACTGATCCTTTTGCTATAAAACAAAGAACCAACTTTGCAACAAATGCTTTAAGTGATATATATAATAAAGAAATATTAGGTCAAATGGAAGCTATTGGTGTTACTGGTTTAGCTGCTTCTGCTTCCCCGGAGACTTTACCAGCAAGTAAAGAAGAACTAGATCTTTATATGCAGTTAAGTTATAAACAAAGTATAGAAATAGCTGAAGAAGAGGTAATAAGTAATATATTAGACTATAATAAATTTGATGAAACTAAAAAACAACTAGCTTATGATCTTACTGTATTAGGTATAAGTTGTGTTAAAACAAGTTTTAATTTATCTGAAGGGGTTACTGTAGATTATGTTAATCCTGCTAATATTTGTTATTCTTATACAGAAGACCCTAATTTTGAAAACATATATTATGTAGGGGAAGTAAAAAATATGTCACTATCTGAAGTTAAAAGACAGTTTCCACATCTTACAGATAAAGAATTAGAAGAAATACAGAAATACCCGGGAAGAAATTCCTATACTAATAGTTATTGGGGACAAAGTACCCAAGATCAAGTACAAATATTATATTTTGAATACAAAACCTATCATGATCAAGTATTTAAAATAAAACAGACACCTGAAGGTTTAGAAAAAACATTATCTAAAGAGGATACTTTTAACCCTCCGGATAATGATAATTTTAAAAAAGCATCCCGATCTATTGAAGTACTTTATTCTGGAGCAAAGGTTTTAGGGTTAGGTAATAATATATTAGAATGGAAGTTATGTGAAAATATGACTAGACCTAATGCAGATACAACTAAGGTTAATATGAACTATATTATCACAGCGCCTAGAATGTATCAAGGTAGAATAGAATCTATTGTAAGTAAAACTATAGGTTTTGCTGATATGATTCAATTAACACATTTAAAACTACAGCAAGTATTATCTCGTATTGTACCCGATGGCGTATATGTAGATGTTGATGGGTTAGCTGAGGTTGATCTTGGTAATGGAACAAACTATAATCCACAAGAAGCATTAAATATGTATTTTCAAACTGGTAGTATTGTGGGTAGATCATTAACTCAAGATGGTGAAGGTAATAGAGCTAAAGTCCCTATTCAAGAGCTACAGAGTTCTTCAGGTATATCTAAAATACAGTCTATGATACAAACATATAATTATTATTTACAAATGATAAGAGATGTTACTGGGCTTAATGAAGCAAGAGATGGAAGCACTCCAGATGCACACGCTTTAGTAGGATTACAAAAACTAGCAGCTGCTAATTCAAACACAGCAACAAGACATATACTACAGTCACTAATGTATTTAACAATAAGAACATGCGAAAATATAAGTTTAAGGGTGGCCGATATGCTTAGTTTTTCTTTAACTAAAGCAGCTTTAATAAATAGCATTAATACATTTAATACAAATACTTTAAAAGAAATAGATCAGTTACATATTCATGATTTTGGTATATTTTTGGAACTAGAACCAGATGAAGAAGAAAAAGCTATGCTAGAAAAAAGCATACAAATAGCCTTACAAGCGGGTAATATTAATTTAGAAGATGCTATAGATATACGAGATATTAAAAATCTTAAACTAGCTAATCAATCACTTAAGCTTAAACAAGAGCAAAAACGAGCTAAAGATCAAGCTGCTCAGCAAGCTAATATACAAGCACAAGCTCAAGCAAACGCTCAATCGGCAGAAAAAGCAGCAATGTCTGAGGTACAAAAAGAGCAAGCAGTTGCACAAACAAAAGTTCAAATAGAACAAGCTAAATCTCAGTTTGAAATTGAAAGAATGGAACAAGAAGCTTTAATCAAGAAACAATTAATGGCTGAAGAGTTTAATTATCAAATGCAATTAGCTGAAATGCAGGGTCAAGTTCAAAGACAAAAAGAACAATCAATAGAAGATCGTAAAGATAAAAGAGTAAAAATACAAGGCACACAACAAAGTGAACTTATAAGCCAAAGACAAAACGATGCATTACCTACTAATTTTGAATCAGCTGGTAATGACAATTTGGATGGTTTTGGATTAGAGCAATTTAATCCGTAATAGTTATTATTAATTTTATATTATATTATGTCAAATAAAAAACAAACAAAAAAAGAAGAGGTAGCTGTTAAAGCAATTGATACTACCCCGGTTAAAAAAGAAGGAGATTTTAAAATAAAGTCTGCTAAAAGAATGAAAAATCTTGGTGAAGATAAAACTCAAGATATAATCAAAGTTGATTTAAACAAACCTAAAAAAGAAGAAAAAGATGCCGTTCCTACACAAAAGACAAATGTGGGCGATGCTCCTGTCGAAAAACTCAAAAACAGTGGCAACAGCGAAAAAGTGGTTGAAGAAGTACGGGAAACCGACGAAAAAGTAGACTCACCAATACAAGAAATAAAAGATGAAGACAATAACATTAACGAGAGCGGAGTGGCAGGAAGCGATGAAACTCCCGCTACCTCATCAGAACAAAAAGAAATACCTCAGGAAGTTGAAACACAAAAACTCCCTGAAAATATAGAAAAATTAATTAAATTCATGGAAGAAACAGGTGGTGATGTACAAGATTATGCCCGTTTAAATGCTGACTATACTAATGTAGATGGGGATGCATTACTTCATGAATATTACAAAACAGCTAAACCACATTTAAATAATGAAGAAAGAGGATTTATAATAGAAGACTCTTTCTCTTTTGATGAGGAATTAGATGAAGCAAGGGATATTCGTAAGAAAAAACTTGCATATAAAGAAGAAGTTGCGAAAGCCAAGAACTATTTGGAAGATTTAAAAGGTAAATATTACGACGAAATCAAGTTGAGACCCGGCGTTACCCAAGAACAACAAAAAGCTACTGATTTTTTCAACCGCTACAATGAAGAACAAGATACAAATAAAGCTAAACATGAAAGGTTTATTGCTAAAACTAAACAAGTTCTTTCTAGTGATTTCAAAGGTTTTGATTTTAAACTAGGAGACAAAAAATTTAGATATGGTGTTAAAGATCCCTCAAGTGTTGCAGATAAACAAAGTGATATATCAAACTTTATCGGGAAGTACCTAGATAAAAATGGGGAGATAGTTGATCACAAGGGTTATCATAAAGCTTTATATAGTGCACAAAATGCTGATACATTAGTTAATCACTTTTATGAGCAGGGTAAAACCGATGCTATTAAAGAGCAATTAGCTAAGTCCAAAAATATAAATACTGACCCCCGGGCAACTGCCTCTGGTGATGTTTTTGTTGGTGGATTTAAAGTAAAAGCAATGAGTGGTCTTGATTCTTCAAAATTAAGAATTAAAAAGAAAACATTTAACTAAAAAAAAATAAAAAATGGCTTTAATACCACAATTTGGTGCTATTGTACCTGCTCAAAATCAGCAGTTATTAGCAGCAAACTATTTAGCATTTGATGCTGGAGCGAATGATTTTGCTCAGCAATATTTGCCAGAATTATACGAACAAGAAGTAGAGCGTTATGGAAACAGAACGTTATCAGGCTTCTTAAGAATGGTAGGCGCTGAAATGCCTATGACATCCGATCAAGTTATTTGGTCAGAACAAAACAGATTACACATAGCATATAATAACTGTGTTAGTAATCAAGGTGCTGCTAACCCAACTATTACAATTCCAGCTGCTACTGCTCCTGGAGTTACAAGAAATGTAATAAGTCCGGGTCAAACAATAGTAGTAATGGACAATGCAGGTAACGAAGCTAAATGTTATGTATCTGCAAGTAACACTGGAACAGGTGTTTTAACTGTACAACCATATTTAACGGCTGGTCTTCCAGCGGCTACAATGGGTGCCACTGTTAAAATATTTGTATACGGTTCGGAATTTACTAAAGGTGCTTCTACAGTTAACGCTGCAGCTGGTGCTTTAGCAGATGCTCCTGCGGCTCAACCACAAGTAACTATTACTCCTTCTTTCACTCAATTTTCTAACT